TTCAACGGCGTTTATCGGGACATGGCTTATCGCGATCGGGACATGGCTTATCGCGATACGCCCTATCGCGACAAGTCTTATAACGATCAGCCGGCGAACCCTCGCGAGCCAACCGATGCGGAACAGGAGCTCCTCATCGAGATCCGCGACCGGTACAAAGACTACGACACGCAGTGGTCGAAGACCCGCGAAGAGCGCAACACCGATCTCAAGTACATCTCGGGCGACCCATGGTCTACCGAAGACCGCAACGCGCGCAAGGCCGCCCAGCGTCCCTGCATCAACCATGACGAGCTCGGACAGTACGTCAATTCCGCCGTCAACAACATGCGCCAGAACCGCCGCGGGATCAAGGTGGACCCGCGGGGCGCAGGCTCGACAGACAAGACGGCCTCCCTGCGACAGGACCTGATCCGCACCATCGAATACGACTCGGACGCGACGAGCATCTACGCCAACGCATACCAGTCGATGGTCGAGGGATCCTATGCCTTCTTCCGCATCTCGCGCCGTTTCGTCAACGATCAGTTCGCCGCGCCGGATCCGGACGATCCGCTCGATGCGGCGGCCCGTCAGCAACGCAATCGCACTCTCTTTGACCAGCACATCGTGATCAAGCCGATCTCGAACCCCAATAGCGTCCTCTTCTATCCGAACTGCAAAGAGCCCGATTGGTCGGATGCGGAGGACTGCTTCGTTCTCGACCGGATGTCGCGCGAGAAGTTCCGCAAGAGGTGGCCCAACGCGCGGGTGACCTCTTTCTCCTGGGACCAGCGGCAGCTCGCCCCCGAGTGGATTTTCGAGAAAGACGTCATGCTCGCGGAGTATTGGCGCATCGAGACCAAAGACCGCATGATCTACCTCATGGAATCGGGCGAGGTGCTCGATGACCCGCGCGGCGGCAAATACACCGAGACGCGCAAGCTCCCCGAAAAGAGCGTCGTCCACTACATCACCAACGGCGTCGAGATCCTCGAGAAAAAGGTGGAGCTCGGAACCATTCTCCCGATCATCCCGATGATCGGCCTCGAGCGCTATCTGGATAAAGACGGCGTCAGCAAGCGGGTGCTCTTCTCTCTCGTCCGCCTGGCGCGGGACCCGCAGATGAGCCTGGCCTACCTCAACTCGCAGGAGATGGAAGAGGCCGGCCTCTCCCCCAAATCCCCCTTTATCGGGTATAAGGGCCAGTTCGACTCCTCACGCCAGATGTGGCGCGACGTCACCAAGATCCCCTACGCCTTCCTCGAGGCCGATATCCCGGACAACTGGCCCACGGGAAGCGTTCCCCCGCTCCCCACGCGCGTACCATTCACCCCCAATTTCCAGAGCTATGAAGTGGCGAAGGAATCCTGCCGGCGAGCGATTCAGGCGGCAATGGGCGTCACTCCCCTGCCAACCGCGGCGCAAAGGCAGAACGAAAAGTCCGGCGTAGCTCTCGAGCGCATCGAGACCGAACAGGCCCTCGGGTCCTATCATTTCGTTGACGGATACGATCGCGCCGTCCGTCTCGCCGGGCGCGTCATCGATCAGTGGATCCCATCGGTCTACAACCGGGAAGGGCGCAGCGTCCATCTCAGGCAGGCCAACGAGAGCTATCGCTCGGCCGTCCTCAACACCCGCGCTCCCTACAATGACCAGAAATCGAATGCCCAGGTCCACTATCCGGTGGACGAGGTCGACCACTCGATCTCGATCTCGACGGGCCCCAGCTACCTCTCGCAGCGCGATGCGGTGGCGAAGTTCCTCGACAGCTTGATCGGCCAACTGCCCAAGTTGCCGATCGCGCCCGCTCAGGCCGCGCAACTGCTATCGACCGCAATCAAGATGAAAGACCTCGGGCCCATGGGAGACGAGATGGCCGAAATAATCTCGCCCACGGAAGGGACCGATCAATCCATGCAGCAACTGCAGCAGGCTCACGCCCAGGTGCAGCAGATGGGCATCCTGATCCAGCAACTGCAGGCAGAGCTGCAGAAGCTCACCGTCGAGAAGCAGGCCAAGGTGGTCGAAGGCGAGTACAAGATGATGACCGAACGCCTGAGATCCGAGACCCAACTGACCATCGAGCGTTTGAAGGCCGAATCGCAGGTTGCCGCGGCCGAGATCAACACCAAATCGCAGGCCCTGAATGAACGCATGGCGGCGATCGACGAGCTCTACAAGCAGGCGCATGAGCAGTTGGACGATCACACCGCTCGCCTCTCGGAACAAGCTCACGATCGACAGCTATCCGCTCAGGAACACCAGCAGGACATGCAACAGGCCCAGCAGGAGCACGATCACGCCATGCAACAGGGCCAGCAGGCCGGCGATATCGCCATGCAGCAGGCTCAATTCCAAGCGGCCAATCAGCCGCCGGCCGGCGAGCAACCCGGAGCTTAAGTTATGTCAGACGTAGCAACACCCGCGGCGTCGTCACCCGCGGAACAAACCCCAGCAACTCCAGAGCAGCAACCCACGTTCAGCGTTCCCACCGACGCGGAAGATTACGCCAGGTGGAGAACGACGGGCGAACTGCCTGACCAGCCGTCATCGAAGGACCCGGCCCCTTCAAAAACCAAGCCGTCATCGAAGGACCCGGCCCCTTCAAACAAATCCGTACCGGACTCGGACCCGGGAGCATTGCATAAGCGGCCGGGAGCAGAGGGCCGCAAAGAGGATCTGAACCGCGAGATCAGAGAGCTCAACGAAGAAGTCAACGCTCTCAAAGCGCAACGCGACCGTCTCAAGCAGCCTGCGGAATCGCCGGAAAAAAAGGACGTAAAGTCGGACTCGTCCACCGCAAAGCCGGCCGAACCCAAAGCTCCGCAGAGACCGGTAAGGCCCAAACAGGACGACTTCAAGACCTGGGAGGAGTTCCTGGCCGCGGACGACAAGTACCTGGAAGATCTGGCGGATTACAAAGCCGAACAGAAATACCAGGAACATGAGACGCGGCGCAAGCAGGAAGAAGCGACCCAGGCCATGCAAGCCAGGCTGGACAAGGCCAGGGAGCGCTACGGCGAAGAGGCCGAGCCGAGAATCATCCAGACCGCGAAAGCGGTATTCGATCACAAGGAAGTCGCGCCGGCCGTCAAGCACGCGATCGGACGCAGTTCCGTGATGGTCGACGCCCTGTATGTGATGGGCGGGAAGCCAGCGGATCTCGAAAAGTTCGTCGATCTCGCAATCAAGGATCCTCTCGAAGCCCTCCGGGAATGGTTCACCGTGGAAGACCTCGTAAGGACGGAACTGGAAAAGTCGAACGCGAACGGCAATTCGAAGCCGGCGTCGAACGGCAACGGTACGCCCGAACGGGACGAGCACGGTCAATTCGTCCCCCAAAAACCCCCGGCCAGAATTCGACCGGCGCCGGCCCCTCCCACCGAACTCGGCGGGAACTCATCGCCTTCGGCCGATGAGCGGGACCGGGCCGTAGCCAACGGGGATGTGCGCGCCTTTTTCGCAGAGGAAAACCGGCGCGTCAGAGCCCAGTTGAAAGGTTAATCAATGGCAACGAACAGTTTCGCCAACACCAGTTGGGTTTCGATGAAGATCCTCTGGCTATTGGTCAACAAACTGGTCTGTACGGAATATTTCAACCGAGGTTGGGAGAAGGATTTCAATCGCGAATTCGCGCAGGGATCTACGATACAGATCAAATTCCCGCAACAATTCCTCTCCGTTCCCCAGATGGGTTATGCGCCTCAGGGGATCGCGAGAATCACCACCACCGTCTCACTAAACAACTGGATCCAGGTCCCATTCGAATGGGACGATTACGAAAGGGCAGTCCGGTTGGAGCGCTCGGAAACCGAGCTCAAAGAGAACTACTGGGAACCGGCCGCCGCGCGCATCGCGCAGGACATCGATTCCTACGCGGCCAATTGGGTGAGGTACAACTCATCGAACTTCGTTGGTCAGTTGGGAACCGATCCCACCGCGGTCCTCACCTATTACCAGGCGAGGGCCGTGCTCGAGAAAGAATCGGCCGGCACCGGACCGCGCTGCTGCTTAATCTCGACCAACATGATGATGAACCTCGGGGCGAACATCACCAACGTGTTCAACCCGCCGGATGAAATCACCCGCATGTGGAAGAGGGGATCGATCGGGAGGCTCGCCGCATTCGATTTCTTCGAATCGAACTCTCTCTACTCGCACACCGCCGGCACCTGGGCCGCGACGGTAAAAGTGATCGGAGGAGGCCAGTCCGGAGGCCAGTTGATCATCCAGGGAACCGCGGGAGACACGATCAATCCCGGAGACAAGTTCTCTATTGCCGCGGTGAACATGGCAAACCGCATGACCCTGCGGTCGGCCGGCCCTCTCACCCCGCGCACCTTCACCTGTCCCACGGGGATGACGCTCACGGGAGGGTCGGACACGATTTCGATTCTGCCGGCCATTTTCGGCCCGGGATCGCAATATCAAAATGTCGACGCTCTCCCCGGCAACAATGCGGGACTGACTCTCTGGCCCGGGACCACTTCTCCCAACGGCAAGACCGGAACGATCGGATTCGGTCTCACCAGAGAAGCCTTCGCATTAGTGGGCGGAAAGCTCTACGTGCCGTCGGCCGTCGAATCCGCATCGCAGCAGCAGGACCCGGAATCGGGAGTGGCTCTCCGCAAGGTCATCGCCTGGGATCCGGTCAGGTCCATGCAGATCAACCGCTACGACTCATTGATCGGGTTCGGCAATCTCTACCAGGCCAACGCCTGCGTAGCGGTCCTGGGAGCTTAAGGAGGAACTATGTCGCCATCACTAACCGGAACTCCGGGAAGACTCACCAATCACTTCGGGCTGCAGGATCCCCGGCTGCAATCGCTTTCGATGCCGATGATCCTGCCGCTCACGCTTACCGCGGCGGCAACTCTCACCGCGGCGCAACTGCTCGCCGCCGGCCTGATCATCTTCAACGCCGCATCGGCCAACATCACCCTCCCATCCGCCCTGGACCTGGTCAACAACATCCAGGGCGCCATGGTGGGAACGTCCTTTGAGATCGAGCTCCGGAGCGCGGGCGCGGGAACCGCAACCGTCGTCGCCGGCCCGGGATGCACGATCTCGGGCACCGCCACGGTAGCCACTCTCAACACGCGCACGCTTCTGTTCAACCTGACCAACGTGGGCATGGGGACTGAGGCCTATACCGTGTACTCGAAAGGCGCGGGCACGTTCTAACTCCTTCGGGGGCCGGTTCTCCCTCCTTCTGCCGGCCCCTGTCGTTTATGCCTATCAACGAATCCCTGCGATCGATTACCCCTCTATCGCCCGAACAACAACGCGAGGCCGAGAGATCCATCTACGGTCTCGGAGGCCCCATGCAACCACAACCATTCGAAACCCCGCAAGAGACGTTTCTCACTGCGGATGAAGTCGCGCAGTTCCGCCAGTGGGCGGCTTCCCAGCGGCAGCAGAACAACGGGATCAAGGAGTTCGATCTCGCAACCCCTCCCCGCCAGTTCTCGGACCCGTATGCGGGGCCGGGCCCCTACCGCTATCAGGAATTCCCGTTCACGATGTACAACCACCGCACCAGGCAGGCGAAAACCGCGCGCAACTTTCAGGAGCGCGAGGCCATGCGGGCCCAGGGATGGTCGGAGGACCCGATCACCGAACACCCGCAGGAGCGGCAGGACGCCATGATGCAGAATCTCTCGGGAGCGGACGTGGCGCAGGCTTCGAAGTTCGATCTGCTCCTCAAGATGCCGCCCGAAAAACTCGATCGTCTCCTCGCGATCGCAGAGAGGCTCGAGGCCGAGCCCGCGGCGCCCGAACCGGAAACCGAAACCATCCCTGAAAACAAACCACCCATCAGGAGAACAAAATGAGCACCCAGCAGACGCAGCCGCAGCAGTCGCATCCTCCGCAGGATGCGAAACAGAAACCCAAGTCCCTGGACGAGGCCGTGCAGGAAGCGAACCCGAAATTCCCGTTCACGTTATACAACCAGAAACCCCCGGGAGACGCCAAGGTGGCGAAGGATCAGGACGAGTACGACAAGCTCACCAAAAAAGGCTACGGACTCGACGCCCTGCCTCCGCAGGACCCCGATGCGCTCACGCAGGATGAGGTCAAAACGCTACAGTCTCTCCTTGCCAAAGCGGCCAAGGCTCTCGAAAAGCTGGGCAAACTGAGCCAGCAGGAAGAGGCCAAGCAGCCGTCCAAAGGCCAACCCGAAGCGCCGGCCGGAAAGAAGTGAAGCCATGGTAACGCCCAAACCGGATCCCCCCCCGCTCGCTCCCGTAGGTCCTGGCGGACCGCAGCCCGGCTACAACGAGAACTGGGCCTTCCAGCAGAGCCGTTTCGCGACGGAGGTGGCGGCTTCGCTGCCCAATCCGCAGCCCCCCGCTCCTCCTCCTGTCTCTCCGGAGGAGGCCCAGCCCGCTCCGACTTTCTGGATCTTCAAGTAAGCCATGGCAACCGACATCAACACGCTGTTAACCGACGCGCTTATTTACGTTGGAGCATACGCGCAAGGCCAGACGGCCAACACCGACGATATCGCTCTCGCCTTCCGCATCATCAACCGGAAGCTCGATTCTCTCTCGGCCGAGAAGCTCTCGATGGTCGGAATGAAACGCGGATCTTACTCTCTTACCGGAGCATCGAGCTACACCTACGGACCGGGCATGACATGGAACGCGGCCAACCGCCCCATCAAGATCAAGTCCGCGTCCACCCTCGCCGCCAACGGGACCGAGATGGCGGCCAAACTGCCCACCGCGGACCAGTGGGCAGCGGTCCCGGATAAATCGCGCACCGGGATTTTCGTGGAAGACCTCTTTTACGACAACGGGTTCCCCACGGGCGTCTGCTATGTCTCCCCGATGCCTTCCGCGGGAAACGTGATCCTCTGGACATTCGAAGCCATTCCGCAACTGCCGGCGGTGACCGGCGCGATCAGCTTCGCGCCAGGCTACGAAGAGACCATCGTCACCATAGCCGCGGTGGACCTTTGCATCGCATTCCAACGTCCCGTTACCCAGGAGCTGATGGCGGTATCGCAGCAGGCTAAAAGCGTCATCGTGCAGCTCAACGCGGAACTCTTCGACGCTCCCATGGCGCCCCCGCAGGGACCGGGCCCAACCTCTCCTCCGGCCGAGAGGACGGTGTAGTTGCTAAATTTTCAGGCGATTTATTTCCCTGAAGTAGATGACAACCCAGACCTTTCATGGGGCGGATCTGCAACGCCTCTCGGCAATGGCATCTTCATGGGTCCATGGTTCCTCGGAGGCGTTCTTTATGCGTTTATGGACAACAACGGTCTGAGCAACTGCAACATGTACAGTTCAACCGATGTCGGACGCACGTGGACGCGCCAGGGAGGGAATGCATTTCCTTGGGAGTCTGCGCCCACAGTGTCCTCTCCGGATGATGATGGCCTTGCGCCGATCTTCGATCCCGTTTCGGGCAAGATCATTGTGGTATTCCGTCGCCGGTACAGTGCTTCCGGGACCACCGTGGATTATCTCGGATTCAAGGACTTCGATCCCGCTTCTAATACTTGGTCAAGCGGTTATGCGGTATCCGGTCCATGGATTGATGTGGTGGGATTCGTTATCAAGTCAGATGGGGACAGGGTTTGTATCGGAGCGAACGAGACTGTTGCAGGCGATAGCCGGCCCGTATTCGCCTATTATAGCGGCACAACTTGGTCATCCACCACGCTGGTAGCCGATAACGTGACCTCGTCTTACCAGACCAAATTCTACGGCGCCATACTCGATCCGGCCAGTCAAAACATCCATTGCCTCTTTAGCGCGAAGCTCGGAACCTCAGGCACGCTCTCTTACTATCATCGGGTGATCAAGAGCGATTACAGCTTAGGGCCGATCACCACGCTCGATTCCTACAATCCAGGGGATCCCTACAACCGGATTGCATATGGCGTGACCATGGCGATCTTCGCCGGGAAGCTGTTCATCTGGCGGATGAAGGGGACCAGCTATTACGCGCAGGTTGGCAACAGCTCGTCATTGCCTACTTCATTCACCCTGACCATGATTGCCGATGCGCCAACTCCCGATTACGACCCCACGCAGCAAAACAACCCATATGATCTGAGTGGCTTCATCACCCACGATGGAAGCAAGCTTTCGGTGTTTTACATCTGGGAGAACGCCTATGCCGGCGAATACACCGTGTCACAGCGGACGCAGGAAATCTGGCGCGTGGACACTACGGATGGCTCAACCTGGAGTGATCCGGTTTTCTATTACAGCCTCTGGCCGTTCTACGACCCTGCGCAATGGTTCAGCATCGCGGACCTCGGGCTATCGAGCGGCAACGTGGACGGGATCCACATCGTTGCCGTACTCGGCAACTCCCAGACGGTGACGTACCTCCGCAAGAGCGTAGACGGCGCAGCCACTGCCGCAATCGGCAACAGGTTCTACTGACATGCAATGCAAAGACGTTCTCTACATCGCCTTCCGCGAGGCGAGGATCCTCAAGCGTCCGCAGGCCGTCGACTCCAGCCTCGAATTGCAGGACGGCATGATCTACGGCAACCAGCAACTCGATTACTGGTCCGCGCGCGGCTGCTACGCCTGGACGACGACGTTCAACGTCTTCACCCTCACCGCCGGCCATCAACCGCACCTGATCGGCCCTAATCTCGTCTCCCCCGATTTTGCGCTCACTCCGCGTCCGGTGAACATTCAATCGGCCAGCCTGATGCTCTCCGGCAACCCGCAGACCGATCAGCCGATCAACATCCGCGATAAAGACTGGTGGGCGGCGCAACGGGTCAAAAGCATGACCTCGAGCGTCCCCACCGATCTCTATTACGAGCCCGATGTGGCATCCGGCCAGATCTGGCTATGGGGAATTCCGTCGATGCCTTACGGCATCCGCCTCGAGACCATCGTCACCCTCGGGCAGTTCCAGTCGCTCACCGATGCCTTCATCGCGCCGCCGGCCTACCTCGCCGCTTTCACGCTCACGCTCGCAGAGGAACTGGTGGATATCTGGGGCACGGAAATGCCTCTCAACCTCGAGCGCAGAGCCAGAGTGGCCCGGGCGGCCCTGCAGTCGAACAACAATCTCGCCCCCCGCATCGCATCCGCCGATTGGGGGACATTCACGCAGCCCAGCGCTGATTTCAATTGGATGACGGGAACCATTCCCGGTATCTAAACCCGCAAACGTCCGAACCGCACGCCTTCGAAGGAGATTCCGATGTACCCGCATCAACACCACCAACAGCCGCAATCCGCGCTCCCTCCAGGGGGCAAATTCGTTTATCAGATCGAAGTCAACATGTCCGGGTGGACTCCACCGGGCATCGGCGGGGGGCCGATCATACCGCCCGATCAGCCTCCGCAGCCGGGAGTCCCTGGTTCGCCGCAATTCCCCATTTGGGGGCCTCCGGGATCGAATTTTCCCGATAAACCCGGATACCCTCCCGGCATCTGGGGAGGACCGATCGTTCCTCCGAATGTTCCTCCGCAGCCGGGAGTCCCTGGTTCGCCGCAATTCCCCATTTGGGGGCCTCCGGGATCGAATTTTCCCGATAAACCCGGATATCCTCCCGGCATCTGGGGAGGGCCGATCTTTCCTCCCAATGTTCCCCCGCAACCCGGCGTACCGGGCAGCCCGCAGTTTCCCATTTGGGGACCTCCCGGAATGCCGGTTCCTCCCGGACCCGGATATCCTCCGGTGGCCGGCCATCCCTTGCCAACGCCTCCGAATCAGCCTCCGGCAAAGCCCGATCAGCCTCCATCCGATGCAACCGAGCTTCCCGCCGATCACGTCTCGCCGCAATTGCAGACTGCTGTTTCGGCGTCCTGGGTTCCGACAGTTCTCAATAACACTCCGTGCTGGGTCTATCTCGACATAGCCGCGGCTCAGACGAGCCAGTAAAAGTTCATCGCTCCCCTAGCGGTGATAAGGGCCGGCCGGCTGGGCTTAACGGACTTTACACGAACCGTTAAGGCCAAAGCGCCAGCGGGCCGGCTTGAAATACCCATGCCAAGATTCGACGCCTTCTCCGGCCCGTTCAATACGACGTTCAGCCCGAACGTGCAAAGCGAATACACCATGAATTGGCTCCCGGAACCCAACGCGGTTTCGGTGGAAGGGCAGGGTAGTGAACTCCACGACAAGAACGTCCGCTGCGCCCTCATCCGGCTGCCGGGATTGAAGACCTTCGTAACCCTCCCCAATGCGCCATGCCGCGGCGTATTCCCCGGAGAGTTCAGATTATTCGCAGTGGGTGGAGACCACTATTACGAGATCCAGGCGGGAGGAACCGTCATTGATCGCAGCGTCCCCGGTTTCAGCGGGTCCTCTGGCATCGGAACCGCGGGCGGCACGATCGGCAACGACGGCAGGCCCGTCCTGTGGTTTCAGAACGGCAAACAGGTCCTTCTCATCAGCGCAGGACAGGCTTACTGCGACAGCGGCAACGGTCCCGTACCCTGCGAGTATTCGACCCCTCTCACGGACCTCGTCATCGACTCCGCGGACTCTACCGGCAAGACCCTCACCACCGCAACCGGCAACTTCTTCGATTCGACGGACGTGGGCCTTCAGATTCAACTCACGGGAGGATCGGGATTCAACCTGTTCACAAGGATCACGATCGCGTCCGTCAATTCAGACGGCGAGGCGATCGGGGCATCCTCATGGGGAACGCCCGGATCCACTCTCGGCACGGGCGTCGAATGGACCGGAAATCCGGTAACGGCGTCTTACGGCGGATTCCTCGACGGCTACGGCTACATCGTGCCATCTCCCCGGACGAAGGACGTTTTCTTCTCGCAGGCTCCCGATGGCACGGACGACTTCACGATGTGGGACCCATTGAACTTTTTCGTCAAAGCGGCTTACCCGGACAACGTGATGGCGATGTATGCGGACCATGAGGAACTCTACGTCATGGGGGACCTCGAGTGTACGGAAGTATTCAGGAATGTCGGGGACGCGAACAATCCGTTCATGCCGGACCCGGGAGCGAACATGCATGTCGGGGTTCAAGCTCCCTTCAGCGTGTGGCGCTTAGGCAACGGGGTGGCATGGATCGGACAGGACACGCGCCGCGGGACGAGGAGAGCGATTCATGCGGTTGGATACCAGCCTCAGGCGGTCTCTACGCCGGCCGTGCAGGCGGCATGGGCGAAGTATGCGGAGATCGATGACGCGGTGAGCTACACGATGACCATGGGCGGACATGAGCTGTGGGTGATCTCCTTCCCGAGCGCCAATGCAACCTGGTATTACGACGCCACAACGAACTTCTGGGGACAGTGGGGGTTCTGGAACGGATCGGGATGGGACCGTCACAAAGTCATGTACCACTGCGTCGTTGCGCTCGACGGCCATACCGACGTGCATTACGGCGGGGACTGGAATACCGGCCAGATCTACACGATGTCCATGAACTATAAAACCGACGACGGCGCGCCCATCGCAAGAAGGCGCAGGGCCCCGCACAATACAAACGAAAATCAGCGGCGCTTCTACGCCAGATTCGAAATCGACTGCGACGTCCTGGGCCTCCAGAGAGTCTTCTGGAACCGTCTCGGAAACGGGCGCGATCGCATCTGGCAGATGGACTCGATCCAGACCTCTGAAACCGCGGGCGTAATTCTGAAGCTGATGTTTTCCGACGACCGGACGCAGACCTGGCAGAACATGTTTACCCAGACTTTGGACCCCTCGGTAGACGTACAGTTGGCGAACGCCTACCTGAAGTGGGTAGACGCAACCTGGAACTAAATGCCCCGCCCCGTTACCACCACAAAAACGCGCCCCTCCGTAAACGCCTACAACCTCAAGCAGACCCCGATCCCCGTCGTACCGAGAACGATGCCGATCGTCAATCCGGACGGCACGGTGACGAGATCGGGCCAGCTTCTCCTTGAGCAATTACAGAAGACATCGGCCGGCCCCTACATCCGCACTCTCGATCTGTTCGACGTGACGGCCGGCGCCGATATCGCTCCATTCGTCCCGGTCTACAATCCCGGGCCCGGCATCAGGGCGATCGGCGTCCTCCGCAAAGCCATCACCGCGGACCTGGTCATCACGATCACAAGAAACGCGGAAACAGCTCCTCTCTTCACATTCACGTTGCCGGCGTCCACTGCGATCGCAACCGACGTGACGCTCGATATCTCGAAGATCACATTCCAAGACCTCGACGTTCTGAAGCCTTCGATCACGGCATCGGACTCGAGCTCGGATATTGACGGGGTGGCGACTCTCACGATCGAGTGGGGCGCCCTCGGAACCGGCGGAACCTCGACCAACGGCCGCGGGAGCTCCGGAGGAGGAGGAGGAGGCGGGGGAGGAAGCGGATTCACCGCGGGTGGAGATCTCGCCGGCTCGTCCACATCGCAGACGGTAATCGGAATCGACGGCATCGCGTTAGACCCGAGCGTGGCATCGCCCTCAGACGGCGAGACGATCACCTACAACGCGGCCTCGGGCAAATGGAAGGCAGTGCCCGGCCCTTCAGGCTCATTCACAGCCGGCGGCGATCTATCGGGCACCTCCTCATCCCAGAAAGTCATCGGCCTCGAATCGATCCCGCTGGACGCGGCAACCGTAGGATCTCCTTCGGCCGGCTGGGTCATCACCTACGACTCCGTCTCAGGCAAATGGAAGGCCGCGCCCCCGTCATCGACAGGCGGCGCAGGGACCTACGAAACTCCCGTAGGGCCTCTCAACGGGACCAATGCCGTATTCACGTTGAGCGCAACGCCTCCGGCCAACTCCCTGCTTTTATTCCTCGATGGGGTGGAGCAGCAGCCTGGGGTGGACTACACGCTCTCGGCAAACACGATCACATACGCCGTTCCTCCTCATTCGACCGACTGGCACCTGGCATATTACGGCACGGGATCCGGCGGCGGGGGAGGATCGGGCGGCGCGGTATCGAGCGTCTTCTCAAGGACCGGCGCGGTGGTGGCCCTCGCCGCCGATTACAGCGCGTTTTATCCATCTCTCACTGGCTCTTACGCCAACCCGTCGTGGATCACAGCTCTCGCCTATTCGAAGATTACCGGAGTTCCCTCGTTCCTTACCGATCCCACCACAACCAAAGGCGACATCATCGCCCGCGGCTCTAGCGCGCCGGCCACGCGATTAGGCGTAGGAACGGACGGGCAGATTCTCACCGCGGACTCGACGCAGCCGCTAGGCGTCAAATGGGGCGCGGGCGCAATCCTCCCCTACCAGGTCAAGGTCAACGGCAACGGCGTCTCGCTCGATTACGTGACCACCTTCAATTCGTACATGGACTTCAACGGAACCCAGAGATGGCCGTAAACTTCAACGACACTACGCCGGCCGCTCCTTCCGGATATATCAACGTCAAGTGGCAGAGCGACACGAGCAATAATGCCTCGGCCTATCTGCCGGTGGCTGCTTCCTCAGTCTCCGCATCAGTAGGAATCACCGTGGATGGAGGGGGATCTGCGCCCGCAACCGGCGTCAAGGGATTCATTCAGCTTCCCTACGCCGCGACGATCACCGGATGGTCGGTAATTGCGGACGTGGCCGGAACCATGTCGATGGACATCTGGCGTGCGGCATCATCCGCTCCTCCTTCGGCGCCCGCGGTTCCCACATCCGGCGGCAAGATCAGCGCATCAGCCCCGGTTACCATCGCTTCCTCGGCCCAATCCGCAAGCGGGGGATCGAGCGCAATCTCGACGTGGACAACTGCACTCGCGCAGTGGGATGTTCTGGGTTTCAGCCTCTCTGCCGCCGCAACCCTGACTCGCATCACGGTAGAGATCTTCATCACCAAGAATTGAGATGGCCCTCGCCTTTACGGTTCAATTCGACGTGCGGACCACGGGAAACGACGCCAACGGGGGCGGATTCGACGCAGTATCGGGAGTGCCAGGTACAGACTACTCGCAACAGGACGCGGCTCAATTTACCTACTCCGATTTAGTCATCGGCTCAACCAACACGCAACTTACTAGCGTGGCATTTCCCTTCACTGCGGCGGCTGTGGGCAACCTGCTAAACGTGACGGGCGGAACGGGCTTCACCACGGGCCGGTATCAGGTAATGAGCGTGGCGGGCGCCGTGGCCACAATGGATCGGGCCGTAGGCACGGCTGCGAGTACGGGCGGCGCCGGGAAAATGGGCGGCTCTCTGGCGAATTTCGGAGCGATCACGCTGAATACCTTGAATGTGAACGCCAATTTTCAGACGGTGATTTGGCTTAAGGCCGGGACGTACGCCTATACAACCCAACAAATGGTAGAAGGCAACGGGGCCGGGACTGGCGGGGTAAACATCATCGGATACCAGACCACTCATGGCGACAACGCTGCACGGCCTCTTATCACCACGTCAACCAACGGCGTGAATCCTGTTGCGACAAATGGCGGCGCGGGCGTGATGTTTTTCCAAAACGTTTCTTTCTCTCACACGGCGGTAACTCGCGCAGACGGCATAAGGGCGGGGTATAGCGGCAACACTCTCATACTCGATAACTGCATCGTGGATGGTTTCACAAAAGGAATCAATGGCGACAACGGGAGCAGTACTTATATATTTGCCGCGATTGTCATCCGTAACACTGAGATTAAGAATTGCTCAGTTGCAGGGATAATTAATCAGGGCGCGTCAGTCTACTGCGAGGGCTCCTATCTCCACAACAATAGCGGATACGCCATAGGCTTGAACGGAAGCGGCTCGGTTTATGTTCGCCGGTCGATCATTGCGAACAACACCGGGGCCGGGATCGATAACAGCGCTTCCGGCACCTCAACGGTATGGCTGCGTGAATCGACCGTTGCTTTCAACGGCGGCGGCGGCGTCAAGTGCGCGGCGTACACCAACAACACTACTTCCGCGTTTTACGAGAGCAGCATCATTTACGGAAACACGGGTTACGGCGTCTCATACACAAGCACAAATCTCGTGACCGGCATAATTGGCGGTTACAACGCATGGGGTTCTAACAGCACTGGAGACACGAGCAACTACACCAAGTTCTCTACGGACATATCGCTAACCGCCAACCCCTTTGTCGCTTCCGGATCCGGCAATTTCGCCTTAAACGGCACTGCCGGCGGGGGCGCGGCGTGCAAAGGCACAGGATTCCCGGGCGCATTTCCCGGCGGAACTTCGACGGGAAGCCCTGACATAGGCGCGGTACAGAGCGCCGCAGGGGGCGGGGGCGGCGCGGGCGGCGCGGGCGGCGCGCACACCTTCCTCGGGTAACCTGTAATGGCACAGGGTCAACGCGGCAATATCGACTTCGACCAGGTCAGAATAACCGCCCGCAAAGGCAGCGGCGCGATGTTCCAGATGTTCAGCGGAACAGCGCCAATCTCGGGGCATGCCGCGGTATTCGACTCAAATGGCAACGTCACGGACGGGGGGCCTCCGTCAGGAGTCATCAGCTATAACTCGAGGACCGGCGCCGTAATCCCGATGCCTGGAGATTACTCGGCATCGATGATCGCCAACTCCGTCGATCAATCCCAGGTCTACGCCAACCCAAGCTGGATATCCGCGCTCGACTGGTCGAAAATCACCAATGCTCCAGCTCCCATACCCGGACCCGCGGGACCAACCGGCCCCACCGGACCTGCAGGACCCCAGGGAACTATCGGACCCGCCGGGCCGACGGGACCTCAAGGCGACACCGGATTAACCGGCAACACCGGACCTGCGGGACCCCAAGGACCGACAGGAGCAACCGGAGACACGGGCGCAACGGGACCTCCCGGCCAGACGGGCCCCACCGGCGCCACGGGCGCCACGGGCTCGCAGGGACCCCAAGGCAATCCGGGAGCCACAGGAGCGACGGGTCCGCAAGGCAATCCCGGACCCGCAGGAGCGACAGGGCCCATAGGACCGATCGGACCCACCGGACCTCAGGGCAATCAGGGACCGGGAGGACCCGCGGGACCTCAGGGACTCACAGGCGCGACGGGGCCTCAAGGATCGACAGGCCCAGCCGGCCCTCAGGGACCTCAAGGCGTCCCCGGGCAAAGCGTCACCATCAAGGGCAGCGTAGCCACGGCGGCAAATCTTCCCACCACCGGAAACCAGGTGGGAGACGGATGGATCACCACCGACACCGGACACCTTCACGTCTGGACAGGCACGGCATGGAACGACGTGGGCAATGTCACGGGGCCCGCAGGACCCACCGGCCCTCAAGGCATTCAAGGCGTCCCCGGGCCCACCGGAGCAACCGGCGCAACCGGCGCAACAGGAACACCGGGCGCCACGGGAGCAACAGGACCCGCGGGAGCAACGGGAGCACAGGGTCCTCAAGGACCTCAGGGACTGACGGGGCAGACCGGATTGCAGGGAACTCCTGGAGCTCAGGGACCGCAGGGTATTGCAGGTAATGCAGGCCCCACCGGACCTCAAGGCGCGACAGGTCCCGCGGGAGCGACAGGCCCTACTGGATCTCAAGGACCTCAGGGGCCGGCTGGCCAGTCTCTATCCATGAAAGGCTCGGTATCGAGCTCTTCGAGTCTCCCCGCAAGCGGCAACAATCTCAACGATGCCTGGATTGCAAGCGATACCGGACATTTGTGGGTATGGAACGGAAGCTCGTGGGTGGACGCCGGCCAGTTTCAAGGCCCGATCGGCCCCACGGGACCTCAAGGGATTCAGGGCGCGACAGGCCTCACCGGACCCGCGGGAGCGACAGGACCAACAGGCCCCGCGGGACCCACAGGCGACACCGGATTAACCGGAAATACCGGACCTCAAGGACCGCAAGGCAATCAGGGACCGACAGGTCCCGCAGGTCCGCAGGGGACAACCGGCGCCACGGGGGCTCAAGGCCCTCAGGGGCCCGCAGGGCCTCAAGGACCGCAAGGAAATCCGGGACAATCGGTCACCATCGTGGGAAGCGTACCCACGGAAGCAGACCTTCCAACAAGCGCCAGCCCCGGAGACGGATACATCACGGAAGACACCGGCCACCTCTGGGTATGGTCAGGAACCGTCTGGAATGATGTCGGATTAGTCCAGGGTCCTCCCGGTCCGACAGGTCCCACAGGCCCTCAAGGCGCAACCGGATTAACAGGACCCCAAGGAGCATCAGGCCCTCAGGGAGCAACAGGCGCGACAGGATCTCAGGGATCGACAGGTCCCACAGGACCCGCGGGCGCAACCGGAGCTCAAGGCCCCACAGGAGCAACAGGACCTCCCGGCCCCAACATCCCCGCCACAAACTCAACTCTCGGATCAATCATCGTAGGTTCAGGGTTATCCGTAGGATCAGATGGAACTCTATCCGCCACAGTAAGCGGCGGCACTCCCGCATCCCCAACCGGCAGCGTGCAGTTCAACAACTCCGGGGCATTCGGCGGTTCAGCGAATCTGTTCTGGGACATTGCCAATTTCCGGCTGGGCATCGGAACCAGCACGCCGGGCTGTTCGATGGATTGTAGCGGCATGATCAGATCAACGAGCGTCACTTACCCCACTGCCGGGGCTGGCATCGAAATCGCCTATACCGGCTCGCTGGGCTTTATAGAAGCCTATGATCGTGGAGCTAGCGCGTGGAAACCGCTGCAACTAAACGGAGCGCCTATATTGTTCAACCCGTCGGGACAAGGCAACGTGGGCATCGGGACCAGCACGCCCGCAACGTCGCTGCACATTGCTTCTGGAACGCCTAGTGGACTCGCGTACCCTGCGGCCACTTTCAGCGCCTCGGGTAACAGCGCTATGGGGCGTATCTTCGGGCCGATTACCAGCGGAGGGGACCAACTTTATGCGAGCCAGAATCTTTATTATTCAGGTTCTCAATGGAACTCAGACGATGCGACAGGAAGCGCGGGAATGATCGCCCTAACTGGAAGCAATTACCAGTTTCCGATAGTGTTTTATGTCAGTCCTGCGAGCGCAAATCCGCGAGCCTTAAAAGCGTCTCTACAATGCGATGTGAGCGGCAACGTTGTCATGACTGCCGGCAACGTGGGCATCGGGACCGCGTCGCCATCGCGTCTGCTACAGGTGCAAAGCGCTTCGGGTGTAGCTGCTCAATTCAACCTTACGCAGACGGGGTATGCCTCTTGGGATATCCAGATTCCGGCATCAGGTTCCGCGCTTACTTTCGGGCAGGGGGGCACGGAGTTGGTTCGTATTACATCGGCGGGCAACGTGGGCATCGGAACCACGTCGCCGAATCAAGCCCTTCACGTAAACGGCAACTGCAACATCACCGGCCAGTATCAAGTCAACGGCGTGCCGATCTCGACCGGCGGAGGCCCCACCACGCAAAGCAATCCCGGCTACGGTTTCAACACGGTATATCAAAACACGACCGGCAAGGCGCTCTACCTCTGCGTTATGGCCCAGCCGTTGCAGGCGAGTTCTTATCTCCAGGTTTACACGGACGGCAGCAGCAGCCCTTCCACCCTGGTAGCTACGGGCGGGACCGGGGGAAGTTACTTTCCGTATGTATATCTGCAATGGATCGTACTGCCGAACAACTACTGGAAAGTGACCCTGAGCGGCAACTTCAATAACGTAGTCTTTACGCAATGGTACTGACTTAAGGAACTAACAGACTTATGATGCCATCCACGCACGCGGACATCCTTCCGACGCCGCCCGCCACAACCCTCTCTTACGATCAGTCGGCGCAACTGTCAACCGATCTTACTTTCCGGGGCCGCATCAAGATCGCGTGCCTTCATTTCGCGAATTACATCATTGACGAAGCGCCGTCGACGACGGCCCACAACTCCCGCTACAAATGGGCGCAGCAGTGCTACCAGAACCCCGACATGACGGCAGGATCGGTTCAGCAGCCCACCGTGATACAGCCGCCCGTGCAGAGCGAAGGCACGGGCATCTCGGACGCCGATTTGCAAACGGCGGTCGAGACGACGATCCAGTCCATGCTGTAAAGGAATATATGGAACAACAGGACGCATACCCGCTAGACGACAACGCCATCTCGCAGATCGCGGAACTGCAGGAACAGGCCAGGTCGGTTCAGACCTGCACGCAGTTCGTACTCAACCACTTCATCCGCAAGCACCAGTTGAAGGGCATCTGGCAGTTGGCCGAGAACGGCCGGGAACTGGTATTACAGAAGTCTCCCGTATCGCAGCCGTGATCTCTTTCGCGCGCACCAGAGATCTCGATTTGGTCAAGCAGGTCCTCACCGCAAGAGGCCTTTACGAGCACATGGGGGACGATTACCTGCCGGCCCCGGAACACTTTGTCCCGAACGATCATCCGGAGATCTTATACGTGACGGCCATGGAGGGACGCCATTTCATCGGTCTCTTCACCTTCATCCCCCGCAACCGCCACTGCTTCGAAGTCCACGCCTGCATGATGCCCGAAGCATTGACGGAGGAGAAGTGGGAAGCGGCGCGCACGATTACCCGATGGATCGGAGAGCGCACGGAGTGCAGGCGTCTCGTCGCCGAAGTGCCGAGCTCCAACCGGCCGGCGATTTATTTCGGGACTCATGGGCTCGGGATGAAATACGTGGGAACGCACCC